GCAATACCAAATAATGAACCTGAAAACTCTTCATCCCTGCTTTCTGATCACAATTAGCTTCAGAAATAGATTGCACCAACCACAGCAAGAGCACTAAGGCCAACAGGAAGCCTCATGGAATCCACACCATAAAACCTTTCTAATACATTGATGTAAGGCAATGCTCCTGCTGCATGCATGGTCACATACATTCCTGTTATTGATGAGAGGTCTTTAGATATTATGCCATCTTGATCAAAGTCAATAGCTGAACCTGTTGTTTGTACCCATTCCTTTAAGAAAGCAACAATGGATCTCGAACTTTCAAGGGACGGACTTACTGTGTGGCCAGATTTTTCTGATTTGAGTCCCTTATCCTTAACATCCTTTATTTTCTCGTAAGATCCTGCTAAAGCTTTTGAAAAAATTGTGTCTAATGTGTCTGTGTAGTTAGGGGCAACTAGTTCATTATCCTCACCTGTAACACTATCACCATCAGGATCAAAAACATCTTCTAAATTCATTCCTGACAATAAACTTGAAAAGACATTCTGGAACACACTCAGTTCAGGTGTAGCAATGTTGTCTTGTGAGCTTCCCACAACAGTGGCCTCGGGTATACCAGTGTTATGTGATGTTATCAATTCTTCATGCTCTACTTCACCCATAGTGGGTAGTGCATCATTTTCTTCTGACTCAGTGTCTGACCAAGATATTTCTTGTGCTGTTTGTGGGTCAAATACTTCGTACTGGTTGGCATCATTAGCCTGTTCTATCACATCTTCTGCCCACGCAACAGCTCTAGTATCTACAGCATCTTCTTCAGCTAACTCCGTGTCTGCTGTGGTTCCCACTGTAAGCTCATTAGTGGTTTTGAACTCTGAATCGCCAGCTGAAGCAATTTCCAATTCCCTTTCAATAAACTCAGGCACATCTGCTCCATCATCACTATCAACATCATTGAACTCATGAGCATTAGACCCACCTGATATAAATATTTCTTCTTTAGCAGACTGAACGTCCCAGTCTTCTGAATCTGCATCTGCTCTAGTTCCTGTCACAGTTTTGCAAAGGTAGCTATGTTCGTGTCTCCTTCTCTTGCCCATGTTCAATAAGTACTGTGTAAATCTACTAGATGAGTATCCAATGCCGAATATAGGATTCTTGATGAGAAATGTTCTGAGTATGTCAAGTTGTATAGTTGTGAGATTCATATTAATAAAGGGAAACATGATTTTGTTAATAATGAATTCTGGTGTGTCAGTTGTTGAGCCAACTAGAACAAAATTGAATGCATCTGTCAACTCCTTCCAGGCTGCTATTCTGGCTCTGCTAAAGTTCCCTGTAATTGTTCTCAATTTCATATATGCCTCTGTTCCTACAACCATGTCAGCATGTGTTAAGGTATAACCTATGTCTACAGTGTTGACTATTTCAGGGTTTAAGTAAGTGACTGGCAATGATATTTCAGAGGACACAAGGGAAATGCATAATGAGTCATTAACAACTGTAGATTTGAATTCAGAACCCGGTTTCAGCAACATCACTTTAAAGAAATCTTCTTCATCATCAGCTTTTCTTGCAGCAAAGTGTCCGTAATCTGTTGCACTTTTGATTTTGTTCCAGCGATTCAATTCTATTTTCTTAACCTCAGTGAGAGAGTCTCGTAAATTGATAAGCCACTTGTCTTGTGCAACACCAGGAGTCAAATTAACATCTATTGATCTGTTTGTGACATCCTCTCCAAAGTATATTAAATGTCTGTATGTCACTTTCCTTTTCTTACCATTGTCCTTAATAGTGGTCTGAATTACATGCATCCCTTTTGCTTGACCAGCTTTAATTTCAAAATATTTTCCTTTAGTGTATCTATAAAATTGATTTGATCCAATGTAATAATCATGAGCAAATGTCAGTTTACCATCTATAAGTGAATTAATAGTGTTCCTAGTTAATGTAAACCTTACTTTTGCAGCCATCCATGTCCTGATCATATTGACAAAATGATCTTTTGACTTTGCATCAAGCACAACTGTTTTCTCTGGGGCTGTTGTGTTCGAAATCTCAAACATGTCATTTCTTGTTAGCACAGCTCTTTCTGAAACAATTCCAACCTTGGGCCAGTCTACCTCTTCCCTTTTAAGCACTGAATTAGCTAACTTGTCCTCAATGGATTGTGACAAGGTCAAGATTTCCTGATACCATTTTGAATGTGCATATGGTTTGCTCCTCTCTGGGTTTAACTCAAGATCTCCCTCTAGTATCATGCCA